TTCTTTACGAGCAGCAGCTAATTTTGCTTCATATTCTGCTTTTACAGAATCTAAATTAGGAGCTTGTGGTTGTATTGGTTGTGAAGCAGTTTCAGCCACGGGCTGTTCAGCGTTGGTCACAGACTCAGGCTGAATTACTTTTTCTTCGATTGCCATGAATTAGTCAGATAATGGGCTAGTGGTTTTCTTTTTTGAAACTTTTTTCTTAGTTTCTTTTGGTGTAGAAGTAACTTTAGTTTCAACTGGTGCAGTTGAATGTACAAGTTCTACTTCTTCCCATTTATAAGTTCCGTCAGATTGCAGAACATGGTCTAAAGATTTAGCCATAAGGATATATGTATTTATATATCATCTTACCAAACTATTCAGTTTTGGCTTCATTCGCTGATGGTAACACTTCTCCCTGTACCAAAATATCTCTAAATTCTTCTCTATCTATCACATTTTCATTGAATAATGCAGTTAAAGCTGTAATATCTTGACCAATTAGCCTTTCAATATCAAAATCTCTACTAATTTTTACTTCTGGTGGTTCGATTCCTACATATTCAGCAGAAAAATTAAAACACTTTTGAAGTTTTTGTTCTAATTCCATAGAAACCATAGCAAGCATAGAGTTTGTATCAACTCGATCTAATCTTCGAGCGTCAGCAGATTCAGCTACAAACTTTTGCTGACTCAAAGTACTGATACCAAGAGTAGCCATTTGCATTTGTAGTTCTTTTATTTCAGCAGATTGAGCATCAAAAGCACTAGAAGCTGGCTCTACATAATAAACTTTGTTCCCTGGTTGAGTTGCCATCGCATAGTTTACAGATATAGCAAGATCTTTGGTCTGATCGTCATATCCTTCCATCACAAGCATTGGTTGAGATGCAACGTGCAAACTATGAATTAAATCAGCCTGTCTTTGAAAATGTGCAAGATTTAAGTATGCAATATCAAGTAAAGGAGGTTTGCTTACTAAATTTTCTGTTTTTCCAGAATAAATTGTAACTAATGGTATTTCTCCAAGAGAAAAATTACCAGATTCAACTAATTTATAATCTTCTCCTGTTGTATCTGTACTAAATTCTCCAGCATAAGAATTATCGTCAACATCGTACATCGCATCAATCTGATCTGTTTTACGAAATACTCTATATCTGCCAGGTTCTATAACTCTGACCTGTTCAAATACTTTTTCTCCAAAGTCTCCATCAGGTAATACTGCCTTTTCTCCAATTCTTACCTGCACTAAGTTTCCATAATTAGATTCTCTATCTAGTCTGTAACCAAATAAATTATTAGGATCTACTTCAATCCAATAAGGTCTGCGGTTTTGTTGTCTCTCTTCTGCAAGACTTAATGCACCTGATGGAGCAGGATAATCTACAAGAATATGACTTTGACCATAAGTAAGAGAACACATAAGTAATCTTCGTGCGTATTCGTCTAAATCCGATCCACAGCCATCGACATCTGCCTTGAATGTATCTGTCCAGTAAGGATCTCCTATTAAAGATATTGGTTTTCTTAAAACAAGACCTGTAGCTGCTCTAATTAATCTTTGAGTAAAAGGAGAAAATACAGCACGATTTACTCTTGCCATATATGCTGTGTAATCTTCTCTTGGTTCTAATGGTAAAAATGCTTCACTATTTTCTCTAAGATATTCTGTTCCCTCAGTTACAGCTTTCATTATTTCCCACCCTCTCATCATATCCAGAACTGCTCTGTTCTTGGTAAAAGGACTATCTATACCACTAAGAGAATTAGAGGTTTGAATTTTTGTTCTAATTTCACCAGGGATTGAATAAGTCATTGTTTACCATTTAGTGCGGTGTGACCAATATCTTGCAGAAAAGAATCCTGGGTTGGGATCTTGTGCATTATGTCTAGCATAATATGATTTCCTTCTAGCTTTATCTCTTTCTGATTTAGGATTTTTACCAGCACCAGTAACTCCTTGTTGACCAAATCGTATTAGTTTTATTTTATCGCCTTTCTTAGCCAATACCACATGAGATTTAGTGGGGTGACTAGGTGTTTTTTTAGGTTTATTAAATCCTTCTAATCTATTTTTTGTAAGTCTGGGATCTTTTTTACTCATTTTCCCACCTTTGCCTGTGCCTTTTTATGGGCTTGGGTAAAAGTATCTCCTGCTCTCATTCGCCTTTTCATAAACTCCATGTGCTTATCGCTATGGTGTTCAGAGTGTTTTTCTAATAAATTTTTCTGGCGAGTGGTAAGTTTCACTTCTTTTTCTTTTTTTTCTTAGAACGTAATTTTTTAAGATCCGCAGCCGTAATCTTATCCCGTGGTGGAGCAACAGCAGCTAATTTGCGTTGTTTACTCGAATAAGATGATTTTGGCATTAGATAGCAGAGGTGATAGCACCATTAGTTATAAAACTAACTGATACTGTATTTATATCTCCAACTGTTGAACTATATGTAGTGCCTGTAATAATTCCATTAAAACTTAATTTTTTAGTTCCTGATGTATCTAAAAACAAATTAAATGCAGCATCTCCAGAATCTTCAGAAGTTAATACATCTGTAATAAGTTCAGCAGTATCATCTCCAGATGTTGCGGTATAAAAAAGATCAACTGTACCAGAACCAGAAACTAAACTTCCAATGTTTTTTCTTGAGGTGTCTCCATGAGCAGTTGTCTCAAGAGTGTCTTTTGTTACGTCTAATGTCCAAGCTGTTGTAGAAGCTACTGCTCCAACTGATCCAGTTCCGTTATCAAATGATACAGAGCCTTCTTCACCACGAAAAAATGCCATGATTCTAAGAAAATTTTACTTATAACAATATATTACCTTGAAACTGCGTTTTTCACAGTTATTTCTTTTTCTTTTTACGCAAAATATCTGCATCGGCTTTTCTTGCACCACCTTTTCCACTAATAAAACTATTCACTCTACCCATTGCCCATGCAGCCATTGGTACGTTTCGAGAACCAGAAGATAAATATGCTCCCTGTCCTCTGCGATACACCTGGGCAAGCTGTCCGTAAGTAAAACGGCTCTTATCTGCCTTTTTTCTTAGTGTTTCTTTTGTTTTTTCGCTTAGTGGTTTTCTTTTTGGTTTCATCTTGGGCAGATCGTGATTTGTTTATGGCTTTTATATCAATATACTCTCCTCTTTTGTACTTTTCTGCTGTTTCTTTTATCTCCTTCGCTTTTGCACTACGATTTCGAGCACCCGTAAGATATTTACTAGGCACTCCTGTTTTCTTATCCCGTCTCACCCGTCTAAACTGTCTCATTTCTTCTTGGTCGTTTTCTTTTTCTTCTTCTTCTTTTTCTTACCTGTAATTGAATGAGAGCCGTGATACATGATAAAAAGTAACTCTTAATATATTCTAAACGAAGTTTGCCCTAGTGTCTCTGGTTTTGCAAGATTAAATTGTTGCAGACATAAATATCCGAAAGCATCAAAAGCATGGTCAACTCCTAGATTCTTATTAGGTACTCCTGTATTTGGAGCGTAAGTAAGAGTTCTAAGTGCTTTTATCAATTCTTTACATCTTGGGTGGATAAATGTTCTTCGATTGCCATTGGCATCAAGCAATGCAGTATTAACAGAAGTTATTTTATCTCGAATTTTCCAGGGACTTTTTGGACTCATAACTGTAAATCCATTTCTTCTTAAGATCGTATGATCTGTAACCCCTACCCCACTTGTCTTTCTTGCATTACCAGTAGGGTCAGGACAAGCAATCACTCTTCGATCTACCCCATATCTTCTTGTGACTTCTTCCGCAAAATCCCAAGTTGTAGCTCCACCCGTCAGCATGATCTCATCAAAGACATAAAGACAGTCATTATGCTTTACCGCACAAATTCCTGCCATTGGATCTACGTTAAAATCCAATCCAATTAACAAAGGCATCATGTGTAAATCCTGCACTTCCTTGTCAATATTTTCATCAGTAAAACTGACAGCAACTAAACCAGTAAGATTTTCAAAACTAGCTTCAAATTCCTGTCTAAATGTTCTCCCATCTAACTGACCTCTAGCTGCTTCGACTTCTTCTGGAGCGACATTACCCCCTTCAATGGTAGTAAAACTCCACCTCTGCCAATCATCTCGCTCGGTTTCTCCGCAATAACACCACATATCATAAAACCAACTGGCAGTTCCATCAGGTGTAGAGATAAACAACGCCCACCCCTGCTTATCTGCTAAAGCTGGTCTGATAACTTCCGCCCATACATCTTGATCCATAAATGCTGCTTCGTCTAAAACAACACCTGAAAGACTTCTTCCCCTCAAAGCCATTGCATTTTCTGTTCCTTTCAACTCAATAGTTGATCCATTTATCAATTCAATCCGCAAATCTGTTTCGTTTTTGCTTTTTATCCAGATTTTAGGCACTAATCTCTTTAATTCTTTCCATGCAATGTCTTTTGCCATGCGATATGTCGGTGCACAATAGAAATATGTCTCCCCTGGTCGATTTATCGCTCCACGAATCAATTCAATACAGGAAAGATATGATTTTCCGAATCTTCTGCCAGCTACAAGGACACGAAATCGTTTTTCTGAATTAAAAACTTGACCCTGGGCATATCTTAAACTAATTTCTGGTGCGGTTTTTACAGGCATACACTAAAAAATAACAAATTTTTCAACTATTACCCCCTTTTTATAGCCTAAATTCATATTTCTAGGTTATCATTCAATTAATACCTTATCTGATTGAGTCCGTGGCTGAATCTTTTATGTCTGGTTTTATTCCAGAAGAACAGAAACAACAACAAGAAAAAAGAAAAAGACGTTCTAAGTTTGCTTGCAATACAAAAGAGCATATCCAAGCTAGAAGTCAAAGGTTATATTCTCGTCAACTCGAGGGTAAAACTACAAGACAGCTTGTTTTAGAACACGCAAAGATTGAAGGCATTGCAGAAACTTCTGCCTGGAGCGATTGGAGTCGAGTAAAGCAATGGAATAATGAAGATTGGGAGAAGGATAGAGAAAATATGCTTCCAAGACTTCAAGCAATGAGAGTCAGATTATTTAACAAAGCAGTTTCAAAAGGTCAATTGCAGACAGCAGCACAAATATTAGATTCACTAGGCAAAGTAATCGGAGAGTCAGTAGAGACAGTAAACATCCAGGCACCTCAACTATCTATAAAAGTAGAACAGCAGTAGTATAAATGTATCAGTAACAAAGATCTGAGATATATATTTAAGGTACCCGCAAGTCGATTTTAGCAAAAATAATTTGCAACCCTACCCCTCTAAGGCCTCTGTAAGGCTCTCTGATGCCATCATAACATCATTTAGGTACAATCATACCCGTAGCACCTAGCAGCCCACACAGCCGATCCTAGAGCTATATTTTTTAATTGTTACTATATGTAAACATGATGTCAGCATACAGCTTGACATAACACAAAAAGTGATGTTAATATTTATATAGTTAATATGCTATTTGGTTGGCTACGCTGCGTTAGATAAAGGGACTAAGGAAAAGAGTCCACGCAGACCCTAACTATCCACCGAGTCGATAATTTCTAAGCGGCACTTATTAATCTGCCCTCGACCCATAATCAACTTTCGAGTTGACCTTCCTTTTACTTCTAGGCTGTAGCACTCACGAAAATAACAGGAAGCAAAGGGGCTTAAGACTTCGGTCAAGTCTTCTTTCTCCCTCCACAGATTACTTCACGAACTATTAGAATATGTGGTTTATAATTAGTATGGTTTATATGACAACTGCTGGAGCACCAGAAATACTAGTGTATAAAACTATATTTAAAGATAAAACAAGTTGTCAACGTGTATATCAGGATAAACCTCAACCGTTAATAAATGAACTATCAAGAATAAAACCTCAGGCAAAAAGAATGTCGTTCAAATGTGTAGACAGAGAAACACTAATTGAATTAAAAAGACAAAACAAAATTAAAAATCTATAAAGTGACACACCACTATAACTCGGAGAAAAATGTGATAAGTGATATAATTAGAAAAAAACTA